AAGTGATACATACTGCTATGCACCCCAATCGTGCTTTCAAGTTTAACGAACTCGTACTCAAGCCACTCTAACGCTGTTCGGTTTGCTGTTTCTGGTTTCATTTCTCGTTGGTGTTAAAGGTTTCGTTATAGTAGTCATTTGCGTCAGCCCATTGATTGTGCCACCCATCCAACTTCCCATCCAGAAAGGCATCCACAATCACCTCTTTCTCTTTCTCAAGCATTTCTTTTCGGATAGCATACCAAGTGAACTTATCTTTTGGGGTGTCCCATAGTTTATCAAACAATTCTTGTACTGGTGTTTTCATATAGCGTTAAAGTTTGGCAGTTGCTCAACAAACTCCAAGAGCGTCAGATACTCCTGAGCCTCGTGATAAGTGAGGAAGGTTGCAGCGAGTTCCTGCTTCCAGTATACTCGCCACAACGCTTGTCCATTGACAAATGCCTCGTAAATCATAATCCAGCCTCTACAGCCAAATCCATTAGATCCTTGTTGGAGATGTCATACTTCTCGGCAATCTTAGCGGTATCTCCTCCACCTGCTACATACTTGACGGCCTCACCCCACTTTGGGCTATTCTTTGTCAGTTTGTACTTGACCATCTTGGTGCGGTTCATTGCCTTCTCCCCATCATCATCCTCGTCTATATTCAGACCAAGGATTGCACCGAGAGCATATCTCCGAGCATAGGTGATAGCAGAGCCAACCGCTTGAGGGTCGTTCTCCTTTGCAACTGGCATCGCATAGGAAGCCTCAAGGTACTGCCCCGATTCGGTGTGGATCAGAATGGTAGTCAGTTCAAACTCGTCAGGGAACTGCGAGAATACCAACCCAGCCTTTTGCAAAGGTTCTCCAATGACATCTAAGATGTTTGAGAGGGAAGCGTACTTTGATTTGAAAAAGGGGTTCTGAGCCTCTTTCTTGACTTTTCCAACTTGGGCGTGAAAGGTTGCCAATGCCTTGGCAAGTTCTTTGATTTCTGGTGATTTATTCATTAGTGATTTTATAGTGTTTAATTTTTCCAGTTACTACGGCTTCAACAAGCCAAGCAAATTCCATATCAAGGTCAAGGTCTGACCAACCTACATACTTATTCTGAAAGCCATCTTCGTCAATCTCGGTTTTGCCGATTGTCTTGAGGTAGTCCCAATGCTCAGTCAGACACCAATCACGGAACTCCTCTCGGTTAAAGTGGTAGATTCTTTGATAAGACACCAAGAGCCAATCTCCGTTTTGGATATCGTCCTCAATGATGTGTTCATCGTTGTACTTAAAGTGTATCATCAATGACCTCCTTTGCTGCTTCAATGACCTTCAAGGCCGTTGGGTTATAGATGTCTCCTTTGAGATACTTGGATACGGTGGGCATAGAAATGCCGGTGCGTTCGGCTACCGCTTTGACGATGCCGTGACGCTTGTTTAATTTCACAAATAAAATCAGTTCTTCTGGTTTCATACACTGCAAAGATAAAAATCTTTTGCAATATACAAAACAAAACTTTTAATCTTGGGCGGTCAGAGAGTCCGCAAGATATTGACCGAGGCGGTCTGAAAGAGTTTGAAGGGTCTTGTCGGTGATGGCTGGTGCAACGAATGGTTGAGCCTTTGTTCCCTTCTGACCAATCTTCTTGGCAATCACATAAGCAAGGGATTTGGTCGCTGCAATTCTGTTCTTGCTTTGAGCAATCTTGGTTTGCAACTCTTGCTTGTTCTGGATGTATTCGTAGATGGGTTTCAAAGGTGGCATCTTTCCAGCCCTTCTCCCATTCTCTACGAACTGCCAATACTCCAGCATATTGATTTTGAGGTTTGCTCCTTGTGGGGTGAATGATGGCATAGCCTCAATCTGCTGGTATAGATTCTTGGAAGCAAGAGCATTGTGTTTGCGGAGGTTGTTCCGCATATTCTCAATGATTTCCTGACCCCAGTTCTGAACAATGCGAAGAAACTTGTCACCTTGTGGGTTAAAGTTAGATGCGGCTTCTCCGAGTTGTTCTATTGTGGTCATAATGACTTGAGCATCTCAATCAGTTTGGGATGAGGATAGACATCAACCTTGTCCTTGCGAACTGAGTTGTGTGTGAAGACCCCGGCTTCGCCTTTCAAGGCTCTGTCGGTTACATCCCAAATGTCTTCGTTATAAGATAGCGGAATCTCGTATCTGTCCCTCCACAACAAAAGGAGTTCACGAGTGCTTTCAATCTGAGCGTCTGTGTAGTTCTCCCAGTATTGATATTTTTTGTACTTGACCTCAATCACATCCTTGACCTCTCTTCCGGTATAGGAGAAGAACTTGCCGTCTTTCTCGGTCAGTTGTCCCCAGTTGATAATCTCAACACCAATGGAGATTTTGTCCAAGGACTGATAAGGGACTTTGTGAGCAGAAAACACATCTTGCTTCAGCCCCAAGTGATAAGCCCATTTCGTTGATGAGAAGCCTTGACCTATTTCGCCATCTCTGCCAATCACAACACAAGTAGCAACCCTAACGGGGTTCTTTTGCCACATATTGAACACAGCTTGAGGAGTCCCAGTTCCTGCGGTGTGGTGAAGATAGATTTGCTTCTTGGGCGTTGACTCGTTCACATAGTCGTTAAATGGATATTGCTTGAGGTTCATTTTCTTTGATTAATTTATTGAGATACCACTGGGCTTTCTTGAGGTCTTCTACCTTTCCTTTCCTCTCCCACCTCCACAAATACTTTATAGCATTGCCCTTGCAGTAGCCGTTGAATTGGTCTTTGGTCATTGAGGCTTTGATAGCGTCAATGGCTTCTATTTCGCCTTTGTAGTGGTCTGGGTGGTTTACAGCATCCATTTCGTCATAAATTCTGTGAGTGGCAAATTTATCAAGAAATTCTGATGGGCGGTGTAGACCTCGGTGTATTCATCCATCTCTACGGCTGCGATGACGGAGTCAAGATCCAAGTAACCATCTCGTTCGTACTCCACCAGATCGGGGGCATCGTTGAGCAACTTGTCCATTGGGTCAGGGATGAGTTCATATATGAAAGGGACTTTGATTAGGTTCATAAGATTTTGCCGTTCAAGATACGGAAGTTTTTGACTTGGAAGGTGTCATCTTCGTTCACCGTGACATAGGCAAATCCGTTTGACCATTTGGTGTAGGCATAAGGACGATAGTCAGGAGAAAGGGAGCAAAGACACCCAGTAGACCAAACACCAACTTGCTCTCCGTGCAGATTGTTCTCGGAGTGGTGAGATACTTGGTGGTAGTGACCTATTAATGTAGAGGCTTTGGCTTTCAAGAAGTATCCTCGTGCAGGGTTAACGGGAGAAAAAACACTCTCGCCCATCTCGTGTCCGTGCATTACAATCAATCCTCCGAGTTTAATCATCTCACGATTGACGGCCTCTATTCCATATTCAGGAAAGCGAAGTAGGTATTCCAAAGAAACCTCTTGCAAATCGCCTAATTCACGGGCATTTCGTAGCACATAGGCTCTCATCCTCTCTTCGTGGTTGCCTATCTTGTAGATGACTCGTGGAAAGGTCTCAGCGCAGTATTTCAGAAACTGCCTACCCATCTCCAACTCTTCTGAGATTTTCGGTCTGCGAAGTTCCTTTGAGAAACGGCTAACATCGTAGCAATCCAAAATATCTCCGTTCAGAATAAGAGCATCAACACCGTGATTGATTCCGTACTCAATCGCAAGAGCAAGAGCCTCCTCATCGTGGAAAGGAAGGTGAATGTCTGACAAAATCAGATAACGACCAGCACCGAGTTTGATGTGGTTCATTTCTTCAGCTTGGCTAATTAGACCGAGTTTTCTCAATCCTTCTTTGACGCTTGACATATTGATTTCTCTGCCTTTGTTTGCAGATACTTTGCGATTGTCATCTCCGTCTGCTCCTTTGTAGTAGCGAATCATCCGCCTTGCTGCTTCCACATCAACAAACAATCCCTCCTCTTTGGTGAAAATCATTGAGGCAAGAGTGCGGTTTGGTAGGTCAGGAAAACGCTGAATGTAGTCCTGAACGATTTCTCTTTTTATCATAGTATTAGAAGCACTACCAAAAGAGTCAATCCTCCAGATATGCGCTTGAATGTTTTGTTCGTTTGGATCAAGATGGCGTTGTCGGTTCTGAGTTGGATGTTCTCTTTGTCCAGTTTTTCAATCACCACTCCTTGCTCGTGGATAAGTGCCGAATCAATTGCCAACTCTTTCTTGAGTTGTATCACTTGCTCTCTCGCTTTTGCTCCTTGCCATAGACGATAGTTGACCTCCCGAATCAATGAATCGGTGAATTGACAATAGGCGTTCTGTGGTACGGACATCAGCAAGGCTATCACTAAGATATACAAAGAGCGTGTCATAGGCTTGTTCGGTACGGACTCTCTCCGTGTGGATTGTTTGCTTTTCAACTTTCAGGTTGTGAATCTGAATAGTATCAAGTTGGGATGTCGCAGTAGGATTCGAGGTAGGGAGTTTGCACCACAAAATCAATAGCGTGACCAGCAACCACATCAGTAGAAGAGTCATAGAAGGGG